GCTCTAGATGCAGAAGCAGAACTTACCTCTATCATGAGTGAGTATATTGCTCTTGAAATTGACTTAGAGATCCTAGACATGTTGATTGACTCAGCTGCTGCTGGTACTGAATACTGGACTGCTGAAAACAACAGAGCCTTAAATGGTAGTGGTTATACTAACACCAACTTAGGTTTCTTGAACTCACAAGGTCAATGGTTCCAAACTTTAGGAACTAAAATGCAGAAATTAAGCAACTTGATCCACCAGAAAACTCTACGTGGAGGTGCTAACTTCATGATCTTGTCTCCAAGTGTAGCTACTGTTTTAGAATCAATCCCAGGATTTGCTTCTACTTCAGACGGTGATGCGGCTAAAGCTAAATATGCGTTTGGTATTCAGAAAGCTGGTCAGTTAAACAACCGCTATGACGTTTACAAAAACCCATATATGAACGAGAATGTGATCTTAATGGGTTACAGAGGTGGTCAGTTCCTAGAAGCAGGTGCTGTATTTGCCCCATACATCCCATTGATCATGACTCCATTGGTATATGACCCAGATACTTTCGTACCAAGAAAAGGTCTATTGACTAGATACGCGAAGAAAATGGTTCGTCCGGAATTTTACGGAAAAATCTATGTTAGTGGATTGAACACTATCTAATAGATACAAAACCAACAAGAAGAAGAGCCACCAAAAGTGGCTCTTTCTTTTTTCTATTTTATTTAATACCATATATATAATAAAACAATGGAAGTTACAGACAATCAACCCCCAAAGAGAAAACCAAAAGGTCCAATCAAGTTTAATATTCAACTTAACGAAGAACAAAAACAAGCCAAAGATATTATTATAGATAATCCTATAACAGTATTAAGAGGTCAAGCAGGTTCAGGAAAAACTTTAGTGGCATGCCAGGTAGCTTTAGATATGTTATTTAAAAGAGATATCGAGAAAATTGTTATCACAAGACCTACAGTAGCTAAAGAAGAAATAGGTTTCCTACCAGGAAATATGAAAGACAAATTAGATCCTTGGTTAGCACCAATTTATGCAAATCTTTATATGTTGTATAATAAAGAAAAAATAAATAAATTATTAGAAGAAGGTGTTATCGAAATCTTGCCTTTTGCTTTTATGAGAGGAAGAACATTAGTTGATACTTTTGTCATTGTTGATGAAGCACAAAACGTGACCCACACTCAAATGGAAATGGTCATTGGTCGTTTAGGTATGAACTCTAAAATGGTAATATGTGGAGACGTATCCCAAATTGACTTAAAAAGTAAAAAAGAATCTGGTTTTGGATTTTTAAGTACAGTAGAGGCAAATGTTAAAGGTTTTAGAATATTTACATTAAAACAAAATCATAGACATCCTATTGTTCCCCCAATTTTAGAAATTTATAAAAATTATAACGATTAAATGAAAAATTCTCACATAACTATATCTCTTGTATTAGCGATCATATTAGGAATATTTATAGGTTCCACGTTTAAAGGGTGTAATCCAGCAGACCCATGTACCGTCACAACAGATACCGTGACCCTAACTAAAACGCGTATAGACACTGTTCTTCTGGAAAGAAAACCTACAATAACTAAAGGAGGAACTATAAAAATTGATACATCAAAACCTATATCTAATATACCTTGTGACACAGCTTATTTTACCCAAGAGTACAAGGATACACTTATAGAAGGTACTCTATCAGCTGTAGTTAAAGGAGAATTATTATCTACAGAACTAAATTATACTCCAAAATTCCCTAAATATATCTTTAGAACAGACTCAGTATTTACTACTATTACTAATACTGTAACTAAAACTGAATATAAACAACCTTTTGGTTTAGTATTAGGTGGTGGATTTGGAGCATCTCCTTTAGGAGATTTTACAGTTATGCCCCATATAGGTATTCAACTTAAACAACATCTAAATTTTATATACGGATATAATATAACTAATCAGTCACATGTTATAATGGTTCAAAAAGTATTCCCTCTAAGCAAGTAATACATACGTATAATAAAACCATATGGCTATATTTGGCTCATCTCGTGACATTTCAATGTTTAGAAAAATCAACCGTGAGTTGTTAGGAGATGTTATTACCCAACAATGTGCTGTCTATAAATTTAGGTTAGAGGAAACAAATGTTAATATATATGGAGAGGCCGCTGAAGAAAAGTATTATGAAGGCCCAACCCTAGTTAACTGTCTGATTGAAAGACCAGAACCAGCATACAATGAATCTGATATGGGTCCTGATTATAATCGTCAGGTCAATTTTAGATTCTTTAGGGATGATCTAGTGGATGCTAATTTAGTATTGGAGGTAGGTGATATCTTCTTGTATCAAGAACTATATTTTGAAGTCCATAATGTAGTAGACAATCAGCTGTTTGTAGGTAAAGATCCAGATTATCCAAATGAATCCAACCCATTAAATCCAGGCCTAGCAAACTTTGGTACAAGTGTTTCTATCATTTGTTCAACCCACTTAGTACCTGCTGATCGTGTAGGTATTACTAAAGAAAGATACAATGGCTAAGAAAGGAAAAACACCAACACCCAAAACACAACGGGAAATAAGCATATCTCAGCAACAGGCATATGATACTACTAGAGGTAATCCTAATGTTGTAGATCCAACTAATAGAGCAGAGGAATTATCATTTAAAGGTGATACTACAAAACCATTTAGTGTTGGACTAGAAGATATTGATGGAGCAATAATTTATTACTTTGAAAATATTATTCGTCCTACAGTAATACAAAATGGTACAAGAATTCCTGTACCTATAGTTTATGGTTCTCCTGAAAGATGGAAAGCAGTTCAAAAAGATGGTTTCTATAGAGATAAAAAAGGAAAAATTATGATGCCTTTGATTGTCTTTAAACGAACTAATATAGAAAAAAATCGTTCAATAGCTAATAAACTTGACGCTAATAATCCTAACAATTATAAAGTATTTACTAAAGCATACTCCCCTAAAAATGCTTATGATAAATTCAATATTCTGAATAATCGAAAACCACAAAAACAATATTATGCTGTGGTTATGCCTGATTATGTTACTTTAACTTATGAATGCATAGTTTCAACATATTATGTTGAACAAATGAATAAAATAGTTGAAGCAATAAACTATGCCTCAGATTCATATTGGGGAAATCCAGAACAATTTAAGTTTCAAGCTAGAATTGATTCATTTGCTAATACTACTGAATTACCACAAGGTGAACAAAGAGTAGTAAAAACTAATTTCTCTCTACGTTTATACGGATATATCATCCCTGATACTACAAATAAAGAATTATCAGCCCAAAATAAATTCTCAGATAAAACCAAAGTAGTATTTAACTTTGAAACTCAAATTGGACCAGATAATACTCTCCCAAATTTCTAACATACATATAATAAAATAGTAAATGGCATTAATATTATCAAATAGTGGTATAAACAACACCTCAACAATTGAGGCAGCTCATGTATCACAATCAATAGATGCATTAACTGGAGCAGCAGCTTATGACATAACTATAAGTGGCAGCTTAATTATCACTGGTTCATTATTAATGAATTCTGGAGGTATGACTGGATCTTTACAAGGAACAGCATCATATGCTAATCAAGCTTTAACAGCATCAAATGCATTAACTGCCTCATTTATACAACAAGCTTTAACAGCTTCTTTTGCTCAAACATCTTCATATGTAGAGAATGCTCAAACTGCCTCCTTTACTATCTCATCATCTTATGCTCTTACCTCAACTTCAGCCTCTTACGCGGTAAATTCAACCACATCAAGTTTAGCTTTAAGTGCAGTAAGTGCCTCTTATGCTGTAACAGCTAGTTTTACAACCACAGCTTTAACCTCTTCATATGCTGTAAAATCAGCTTTAGCGGATTTAGCCACTATAGCAAATTCAGCTTCAATAGCAACCACAGCAACTTCTGCTTCATATGCTGCTACAGCTTCCTTGTTATTAGGAACAGTACAAAGTGCATCATATGCCGCTACTGCTTCTTTGGCTAATACAGCTTCTTTTGCTATTTTAGCAGAAACTGCCACTACATCCATAACAGCAACAACTGCCTCATATGTTTTAAATGCAGTTAGTGCCTCTTATGCTACTTTAGCAGCAACTGCAACCACAGCAACAACAGCAAATTCAGCTAATGTAGCTACAACAGCAATATCAGCAACTTCCGCTACTACAGCAACTTCTGCTTCATATGCTGCTACAGCTTCCTTGTTATTAGGGAGTGTAGTTAGTGCCTCTTATGCAGTAACTGCTAGTTTTGCTACTACCGCTACATCAGCAACAACAGCAACCTCAGCAACAACTGCTGCAAGTGCTTTAACATCAACTTCGTCCTCTTTTGCTTCAACAGCTTTATCTTCCTCTTATGCTGCTACTGCTTCTTTATTATTAGGAAGTGTAGTTAGTGCCTCTTATGCTAATAAAGCAACAGACGCAGATTATGTTTATGGATATTATCAAGTAAGTTCCTCAGCAGTACCTACAGTCCAAAGTGGCTCAAAATTCCAGATGATAGCGGGAAGTGGTACTATGACAGGAGGTTTGTTCACATCAGCAGCTTTTCCTATATTAGTAGGAAAACATTTAGGAGATACTGCTTTTATAACTGCTAATACTGTTTTAACTAGTTATAGTAATGGCTTAAATATCACTTTAGATAGTTCAACTGGAGTCATAGAAGTAAATAACAGTTTAGGATCAGGAACAGCTTATGTAGTATTCACAGGTTTTGTATTATTAACTTAAAAAAATAAATAAATTATGGAAAAAAAGGTTTTAACAGAAGAAGAAATGAAACAAATTGGAAGTTTACGAACCCAATTTGATGAGTTAGTTTTTAAATTAGGAATGAATGAAGTTCAGCAAATTAATTTAAATGTTCAAAAAGAACAACTAGAAAAAGAATTAAGTGAAATTCAACAACGCGAACAAAATTTAATTAAAGAAATTGAAACCAAGTATGGTAAAGGAAATATTTCATTAGAGACGGGAGAATTTATCCCTGTTTCTTAACTTTGAAATATCTATGCCATACATATAATAAAACAAATACTAATATAATATGGCAGAAATTTTACTATCACCCGGTGTACTAGCTAGAGAAAACGACCAATCTCAAGTTACTAGCTTACCTATTCAAGCTGGAGCCGCTCTTGTTGGTCCAACTGTAAAAGGTAAAGTAGGAGTACCTAAACTTATTACTACTTATAGTGAGTATCAAGCTTATTTTGGTACTACTTTTAACAGTGGATCAGTAACAGATGCTCAAACATATACTTATTTTACCTCTATCTCAGCTTACAACTATTTCCAAAATGGTGGAACTAGTTTAATTGTAACTAGAGTAGCCTCAGGTTCATATACTCCAGCAGTATCTCAACCTATTTCCTCAAGTGCTAACATTGGTTCATTAAATGCCTTTACTTTAGAAACTCTAAGTGATGGTGTAATTATGAACAGTGTAGGCCCAGAAGATGCTCAAGGTGTATTAGCAAGCGGTTCAAGAGATAATTTAAGATGGGAAATTGTTTCTCCTAATACTGCCTCAGGTACTTTTGGTTTATTAATTAGAAGAGGTGATGATAGAACAAATAACAAAACTGTTCTAGAAACATGGACTAACTTATCTTTAGATCCTAATTCCTCAAATTACGTAGCTAGAATTATTGGTGATCAAACCTTAACTACTCGTAACGCGGGTACAGCTGATATTTATCTACAACCATCCGGTTCATATCGTAACTCTTCTCGCTATGTGAGAGTAAGCAATGTGGCTTTGACTACTGTAGATTATCTTGATAGTAATGGTGATGTTAGAATTAATGCCTATACTTCTTCTATTCCAATTGCCCAAAGTGGTGCTTTTGAAAATGCCACTGGTAATATCGGAGGAAATAACAAGTATTATCAAGATATTACTAATACTAACTCACAAGGTTTAGTAGGAACCAATTATACTGATGTGTTTAATTTATTAGCAAATAAAGACGAATACAGATATAACATCATCTCAGCCCCTGGTTTAATTGATGCCTTTGCAGGTCATTCAACAGTATTAAGCACTTTGATTTCAAATATTGAAAATAGAGGAGATGCTATTGCTCCTATCGACCTAGTAGGATATGGTTCTTCAATTGGTGCTGTAACTAGTCAAGCTGCTTCTCGTGATACTTCATATGCTGCTGCTTACTGGCCTTGGTTACAAACCACAGACCCAGACTCAGGTAAAAATGTATGGGTCCCAGCTTCTACTATGATCCCTGGAGTTTACGCTAATAACGATAGAATTGCTGAAGCATGGTTTGCTCCTGCAGGTATTAACAGAGGTGGATTAGGTCAAGTAATTCAAGCTGAACGTAAATTAATCAACTCAGACAGAGATACTTTATATCAAGGAAAAGTAAACCCAATTGCTACATTCCCTAATACTGGTGTAGTAGTATTTGGACAGAAAACACTACAAAAACAAGCATCAGCTCTTGATAGAGTAAATGTTAGAAGATTGTTAATTGAGTTAAAAGGATATATTTCTCAAGTAGCAGACAACTTAGTATTTGAACAAAACACTACTGCCACTAGAAATCAATTCCTAGCTCAAGTTAATCCATATCTTGAATCTGTACAACAAAGACAAGGTCTATATGCATTTAGAGTAGTAATGGATGATTCAAATAATACTCCAGATGTGATTGACAGAAATGAGTTAAGAGGTGGTATTTATTTACAACCTACCAAAACTGCTGAATTTGTTTATTTAGATTTTAACATTCTACCTACTGGAGTAACATTTGCATAAACTTTGTAAAAATAACATACATATCATAGAACAAATAAATATACTAAAATGGCAGTACTAAATCCAAACGAAATATTCTTTACCGCTTTTGAACCTAAACTACAGAATCGTTTTATTATGTATATTGACGGAATCCCCGCTTATACAATTAAAGGAATCAGTGGTCTAGGATTTTCTCAAGACGAAATCAAACTTAACCACATCAATGTTTACCGTAAAGTAAAAGGTAAATTAACCTGGAATGATGTTACTTTGACATTATTTGACCCAATTACTCCCTCAGGTGCTCAAGCTTGTATGGAATGGGTTCGTCTACATCATGAATCAGTAACAGGTAGAGATGGTTATTCTGATTTCTATAAAAAAGATATTACTTTAGACATTCTAGGTCCAGTAGGTGATATTGTTTCTGAGTGGATTATCAAAGGTGCTTTTATTAAGAACTTTGCTCAAGGTGATTTTTCATGGGACAATGAATCAGTAGCTCAAAACTTGACTCTAACTCTAGGAATGGATTATTGTATTTTGAACTTCTAATTTGGCTTTCTAAAATATTATTATTATATTTATATCATGAAATTACAAGAATTAAGACAACTAATCAGAGAGGAATTAGCAACAGAAGCTAGACCAGAAAGTACTCGTATGTACAATCAAATACTTAAACGTGGAGTTACAAATCCTCCAACGGAACCAGATGAATTTATGGCTTACTATAATTTAGCTAAAGATAATTTCAAACAATTATCTGATAATATTATCAATGATTTAAACTCTCTTCCAAAAAACCCAAATCCAAACTTTGGAAACATTAAATACAATTTACGTACTTTAATGAAAGTTGCTAGTACTCTTATGAATAATGTAGAAGCCCATGAAAAGGGAGAAAATTCTATTAAATATTAATAATAAAACAATAACTATGAAACTAAATCAACTAAGACAACTAATCCGAGAAGAGATTTCTAAAGCTATTAATGAAGTAAATCCATCTTACAAAATAATCTCTAAAGAAACTAGGAAAAGTGAGTTTGGGAATAAAATACATGATAACTATACACTTGATATAAAAGATGAAATGTATACTACTCCTGAAGGATTAAATTTTCAACTTAAAACTCAGGGGTATGTTTTAACCCCTGAAGGTGAAGAATTAGATTTTAATCTTCCTCATCATTATTTTTATTATATTCAGACTTACATAATGGATAAAAATGGAAATAAATTAGAAGACATTCCTGGTGAAAAGGTTCATGGTCAATATAATGTAGCGGCTTCATTAAATAAAGCTAAAAAATGGTTAAATCAAAGAGGATCTCAATTAATGTCTGGTAAAGGATTCCAACATAAATCTACCTAAAATATTATTGTTATATTTATAAAAACAAACAACCATGAAAAAGTCAGAACTAAGACAACTAATTAGAGAGGAATTAGCCTCAATGAATGGAGATGAAACAATGTCATCAACATCTCAAGAATTATTTAACAAACTAGAATCTCTTTTAAAGACTCATGACTGGACATATTTTATGTCTGATGATCATAGAGCATTTAACCGTGGTGAATATCAGCACGAAGAAATTAAGTCTCTTATGAATCAACTTAAGAATCTTGGATATGAGGAAAAGGTTAAAAAATTATACAGTATGTATAAACAATAACTATGAAAAAATCAGAACTAAGACAACTAATCCGAGAAGAGATCTCTAAAACATTAAATGAAGGAAAAATCACCGATAAGATGATTGGAGATTATTGGGATATAATGGTTAAAAACCAACCAGATGATGTAATTGATATGCTAGTTAAATTAACTAATGGTGAGTTATCATTCCAAGACTTTATGTCAAGTACAGAAGAAGATATCTACGATTCATTTAGAGATGATGAAGAATTTAATGAGGATGATGAGGATGAGGATGATGATTTCTAAAAACAACTAACATTTAATAAAGAGTCAAACAGAAATGTTTGGCTTTTTTATTTCTTTTTCATATCGTACATACATATAATAGAACATAATAAAAATAGTCTATGGCAGAATTAAAGTTACCAACTGAAACAGTTGAATTACCATCAAAAGGTTTACTCTATCCCGAAGATAATATCTTATCATCCGGTAAAATTGAAATGAGTTATATGACCGCAAAACATGAGGATATTCTAACCAACCAATCATATATCCAGAAGGGTGTCGTATTGGACAAGTTAATGCAGGCTCTCATTGTTTCTCCCGTTAATTACGATGATTTAATTGTGGGGGATAAAAACGCTATAATGGTAGCAGCTCGTATTTTGGGTTATGGAGGAAATTACACATTTACTTATAATGGAGAGGAACATACAGTTGATTTAACTCAAATTGAGAATAAACCACTGGATGAAAGTTTATTTACTAAAGGAGTAAATGAATTTTCTTATACATTACCTACAACAAATACCTCCATCACATTCAAAATCTTATCTCATAAAGATGAAAGAGATATTGAACGTGAACTTGAAGGATTAAAGAAAATCAATAAAGAAGCAACACCAGAATTAACTACTCGTTTAAAGTATATTATCACATCAGTTGATGGAGATCGAGAAAAGAAAACAATTCGAGAATTTGTAGATAATTATCTCTTAGCTCGAGATTCTCGAGCACTTAGAGATTATATCAGAAAAGTTCAGCCAGATGTTGATCTTACTTTTTTTCCCAACAGCAGTGACAATAGAGTCAATATCCCAGTTGGGATTGAATTTTTTTGGCCTGACTTTGGAAACGGCACCCCAAACACGTAAAAATTTATTTAAACAAATCCATGAAATTGTTTTTCATGGTAAAGGAGGATATGATTGGGAAACTATCTATCATATGCCTATATGGTTAAGAAATTTTACATTCCATGAATTAAAATCCTTTTATGATAAGGAGGCCCAAGAATACGAAAAAGCCTCCAAAGGTAATGACACTACCACCGTTGTAGACTCTCAAGGAAATGTTAATGTTCCTGAATTTATGAGAAGTGCTAAAAAACCAACATATTCTACTAGTATGAAGAAATAAGCCCACCAAAAGTGGGCTTTTTCCATATATATAATAAAAATACAGAATGGCAGATAATAATCAGGCTGAACAAAATAGACTCTTAAGAGAAGAAAATAAGATTTTAAGAGAACAACTAGATCTTAAATCTGAAAGTATTAGTTTATCTAATAGTCTTATAGATGAAACAAAAGAATTATTAGGAGTCCAATTTAAAAGAACTACCCAGGAACAAAATCTTCTAAATCTTAATAAGGAGATAAATAGACAAATTAATAATCAGAAAATATCTTCTTCTTCTTTAAATGAAGTTCAAAAACAAATAGCTAAAAATTCTAATTTAATAGAAAAATCAATAACTCAACAAGATAATTTAACTAAAAAATTAAGTGAAAAGGATAAAAATAGAGTACAAAATATTGAAAATCTTCGAAAGAATTTAGATAAAAACGAAACAAAATTACAGAGTATATTAAATTTAAGTAAAGAGGAAAGAGAACTTCAAAAAGATACAATAAAAGAATTAGAGAAAAAAATAGCCCAAGCTAATGATAATATAGATCTTAATTTAAAGAATTTATCAATTAATGGGAGAATATTACTTAATACTAAATTGCAAACCAAAGAACTAGAGAAACAAAATAGTGAAAGAGAAAAAGATGCAAAATTATTAGAGAAAATAGAAGATAGTCTTGGAGTAGCAGGTAAATTATCTAAACTAATATCAATAATACCTGGATTAGGAAATGCCTCAGCTAAAGCTTTAGAAACCGTCAAGGACCAAATAAAAAAAGCAGCAGATGAAGGTAAGGATTTACCTAAAAGAATGCAAACATTTATGATGTTAGTTAAAGAGACAGGTAAAAATATTAAAAAAGATCTTACGGATCCTTTTGTTGTTGGTGGGTTTATTGTTAGTGGTATGGTTAAAATTTTTAAATTCTTAAAAGATACTTTATTTGAATTTAGTGAAAGAACTTCCCAAATAGCTAGAGATCTAGGTATAAGTAAAGATGAGGCATATGGACTTAGTGTTAATTTTCAAAATATCTCTGACTCCACTCAAAATATACTAGCAAACCAGAAGAATTTAACAGCATCTTCTAAAGAACTTAATTCAATATATGGTACTAATGTTATTTTTACTCAAAAAACATTAGAAGGACAAATAAATTTGGTTCATAGATTAGGACTTCAAGTTGAAGAAGCACAAAAAATAACTCAATTAGGAATATTAAATAATAAGTCTCAAGATGAGATTATATCATCAATAACTAAGCAAAATAAGAGTTTAATTAGTAATAAAAAAGTTATAGAAGAAGTAGCTAAAGCTAGTAGTTTAATATTTGCCCAATATAAAGGCAGTCCTGATCTTATATCTAAAGCAGTTATCCAAACTCAAAAATTAGGTTTAAGTTTAGAACAAGCCCAAGGTATATCAAAAAGCTTACTAAATTTTGAGTCATCAATAGCCTCTGAAATGGAAGCTGAATTATTAACTGGTCAACAACTTAATTTAGAACAAGCCCGTTATTTAGCTTTGATGGGAGACTCAGCAGGTGCCGCCGCTGAAGTACTTAAAAATTTAGGACCTAATGGATTAAATAAATTCATGAATATGAATGTAATCCAACAAGAGGCTTTAGCAGGAGCATTAGGTATGAGTGCTGATCAATTAGCTACATCGTTAATGACTCAACAAGCTATGAGTAAACTTACTGCTGAGGATAGAAAAGGATATGAAGAAGCTATAGCAAAAGCTAGAGAACAAGGAGATATTGATACTGTAAATGCTTTAGAAAATTTAAGAAATAGAGGAAAATCTTTAGAATTAGCTAAAATGGAACTAGGGGCTCAACAGAACTTTAATTTAGCTGTTGAAAAATTAAAAGAAAAATTTGCTAAATTGTTTAATGAAGGAGGATCAGGAGCTAAATTTATAGATAAATTAACTAAACTTATAGATAAAATAGTTAGTATACCTAATTTAAGTGGTATTTTAAAAATGGCTGGAGTTCTTGGAGCAGTCTTAACCGGTGGAGTACTTCTAACAAGTTTATTAAAAGGTTCTACCCCTTTGACAGCAATATGGACCAGATCAGTCCCAGGAATGGATGGGGGAGGAGTTGGAGGAGGAATGCTTGGAAATGTTGGTAAAGCCGCTAGGGCTGGAAGGTTTTTAGCTGGAGCTGGTGGTGCCGCCACCGGATTAATAGCAGGATCAGCTATAGGAGGGGGTGGTACAGGAGCTATGATTGGCTCAGGTATTGGCACGGGTTTAGGGGCTCTTACTACATTTCTTGGTGTCCCTCCGCCTATAGGAATGGCTTTAGGAGGAATGTTGGGAGGGTATGTTGGTGGAATGTTTGATGAGGATGAAGAAAATGAACAAATCAAAACTTCTCCAAGAGATGAAAGTCTATCTTCATATAGAGCAATGGCTGATGGCGGTATAGTGACAAAACCAACTAAGGCACTTGTAGGAGAAGCAGGAGCAGAAGCTGTAATCCCTCTAAAAGAATTTAATAATAAACTTGACCAATTAATAAATGCTGTAACCGCAGGTAATAATATTTATATAGATGGAGCCCTACTTCAAAAAGGAATGACATTAGCTGCTGTTAAGTCAGGAAGTTAAACATACATATAATAAACATTAAAATTAGAAACTATGTCATTATACAACAAATTAACTCAAGCAGGAACAGTTTTTTCTCCAACTAAAACTGGTTTAACTCCCCCAACCAATATTTTAGCTACTAAAAGCTCTCCATTACATGCTTCCTCAAACCAACCAGGTTGGTCTTTGATTGGATACTACTATACAAGTGTAAAAACAGGATGGGATCAATATGATGATGGAATTGATAATGTTCTTCCAAGACCAACAAAATTATTAAGAAAAGATTTTCTAAATATTCCACAATATATTAATAATACTCCTGGGTAATACAACATGGCTTTAATAAACCTAAAAACCAACCTTTTAAATCTCAAATACGGAGGAGATAAATTAAAAGGAGGATCTAGTAATCAACCCTATATTACTACTCCAATCCCAGGCCTACAACCAGGAGTTGATAGTACTGGTCAAACTGGATATTCTGTAGGAGTTGAAGATAATCCCCCTTTTGATGTTTTAGCCTCGCGTTTTCCTGATGCGTTGGTGAGGGGAGGTTTATTGGCCCCTATTAATGCCCTTAAAGATGTTGAGCGTTTAACTAAATATTTTTTTGATTTAAAATCACCTCGTGGTTTAATATTTACCGCTAATCAAAATTTACTATCAAGAACAGCAGTTAAAACTGAAGCCTCTTACGGGGTGGGATATGGAGGAGGAGCTGTCAATGAAGGTATTTATTTACCAACTTCAACACTGGCCCAAGTAGCGGTTCAAGGATGGACAGGAACTCACTTAAATAAACAAGGTTTAAATCCACTTAAACCTACAGGAGCTTATACTGGCGATCCAACATTAGAAGACATTTTAGGGGCTGGAGGAATAAACACTTATTCCGAGGTGATGAAGGAAAAAATTGCTAATAATATTGAAAACCTCCCCACAAATAGATTAATCCAACTTCATAGAGTTAAAATTGAAAATCAACCACTTAGTAATAATTTAAGAAAAAGATACAGAATACCTGTTGATACTGATGTAAACAGTCAAAACATTTTATCATACGGGGGAGGTCCTGATTCAATATTAGGAATAAATAATACTAATATTAGATTTGCTAGTGAAAGGACAGGAATAAATAATCCCAAATTGTTAGGAGAAAAAAATAAAATTCAAAAACAACTAAATTCTTTTTCTACCCCATATAAAAATTCTAAACAAGATTCTAATATTAAAGATTTTACAAAATCCACAACCTCAGAATCAGTTGTATATGTTTTAAAAAGAGACATTAAAGATGATAATGAAAAGGGAATTGGATATGGTAATCCTTCAACAAATAATTTGACAAGAGAAAGGACTGCATATATTAGAAATGCCCTAGATAAAATTAATGCCGAAAAAATAGATACTATTGGTAATAGTATAAATGAACCTAGTGATATCCCAAAAGATCTAATTGATTTTAATATTATGATTTTTAATAATACTGCATCCTCAGCTACAAAAGAGTTTTTGAGATTTAGATCATATATCAAAAGTTTTAATGATTCATACACCCCAAAATGGAATTCAATAAATTATGTAGGTAGAGGTAATACATTATATAATTATGAAGGTTTTACTAGAGATATTAGAATAGATTTTACTGTGGCTGTTCAATCTTATCCTGAATTACTTCCAATATATAAAAAATTAAATTATCTCGCATCAACAACTACTCCTGATTATACGGATGGAGGATTTATGAGAGGAAATCTTCATCAACTTAAAGTTGGAAATTATCTAGATAACACTCCTGGTATTATCACATCTTTATCTTATACTATTAATATGGATGGTGGATGGGAGTTAGAAAAAGATAAACAATGGCCTTATATCATAGATGTTAGTTTATCGTTTACTCCTATACATAATTTTTTACCTAGAAGAGGTGAACTTAATTTTATAGGAAAAAGCGAAAGCTTTGCTACTACGTCATAATAAATTTATATCAGTAGGATAGTAAATTAACAATCTAAATTTTAAAATATGAACCCCTCCATGAAGAGTATTCATGGACCGAAAGCTTGCCTCTCAGCAAGCTTTTTCTTACCATACATATAATAAAACATGAATCGTTACCAAAACATACAAGAATCTAGAACAACTGATGATGTCATCAGACCCATAGGTAAACGGTATTATGACACAACTAAATATCCTGAAATACCTCTTAGGTCTAGTGACATTTATGTTATAACAGGATTTGGGGATAGGCTAGATCTATTAGCAAATCAATATTATAATGATGTTACTCTATATTGGATAATAGCAGCCGCAAATCCCCAGAAAATAAACGGGGATTCGTTATTCCTCACTCCAGGCATACAAATACGTATACCTGTAAATGTAAGCGATATTATCGCTAGTTTTAACACTCTAAATAGTTTATAATATGGCCAATATTATTGGAGAACCATTCCAGTCCTGGGTTAAAACTCAAATTGAAAGAAGGCAACAAGCTTTAGGTAAAACTAATATTGATCCTAATACATTAAAATGGGTCACTACTAAAACCCCTTGGTTAAGATTAGCTAGTTCTGTAGATGTTGATGGTAGTATTATAGCAAAATTAGGTATAGATGCAAATTTAATTGGAGCTAATTTAGCTAAAAATTTTATATTATTTGGTGGAGCATCAAATGAATCAGGTAATCTACAATCAGGTATAAACTTTTCAAACAGTGCCTTAAATGGAGAATATGGTTGGGGAGGAATAGGAGAAAGAGGATTTGTCCCTATGCCTGGTATAACATCAGCTGATGTTAGTTACTATAATAATGGAGCTTTAGCTAAAGCCACTATTAAAATAAAAGCATACAGTAGAGAACAATTTGCCTTAATTGATTATCTCTATATGAGACCAGGTTATTCAATATTGCTTGAATTTGGTCACACTGTTTATCTTGATAATGGGGGAAATTTACAACAATGGGATAAATTTCAGTCCGCGCCATTAGAAAGTTTTTTGAGGGGAACTACAACTAGACCTGCTCCATCAGGTGAAGTTAGACTTTTAGTAGACCAATATGTTATTCAAAATCAAATTAACATTGAAAAAGAAAGATATAAAGGAAATTATGAAGGTTTCATAGGACCTGTCTCTAAATTTAGTTGGTCTTTTAATAGAGATGGAAGTTATGACATTAATTTAGAATTGATAGCTTATGGTTCTATTATAGAATCATTAA